AATCATGTTTCAAAAAATTGCAAATGTTTTGAGTATTCTCTCATTCATAATGGTAACTTCTGTTGTTGGCTCAGGGTACTTTGGTTATAAGTATGTAACCTCTGAACAGTTCCAGACAAAAATGATGAATAAAGTTCTTGGTAATGTACAAGGACTTATGCCAAAGATGCTAGACCAAGGATTACCAGATATGACAGGCCCATCTCTACCCACAACTAAACTTCCTAAGTTCTAATTGGAAATTCCTGAGATCATAATTCCAGAAATTCCAACTGTTAATCATTATATTTACACTCCTTTACCTGTATTAAACGTACCACTGCCTAATATTAATCTACCAGGCTGTGTAAAGACTCATAGAGATGCTTCGGTTACAAACACACAGATAATAGAAGATGATGTTAATGGAGCGTTTTATAGCTGTCCAGAAGGAAAGATACCCTCTTTCGTTCCAATAAACTATGATCGAAAAAAGATAGAGATTGTAGAGCAAAAGCAAGAACAACCAATAACAACACCTGAGATACCAAAATCTAAAACACCCGAAATACCCAAGACACCTGAAAAGAAAGAAGAAATAAAGTTAGAACCCTGTCCTGGTAAAAATAATCAGAGAGTTGGAGACTTTCGTAACGAAAAAAGAATTGAACGTGTCATCGGACATAAAAGAGGCGATGATTTAATTGAGTGTATAACGCTTTATGAAAACGTCCCATTCAAAGATCAGTACATACCAGAGATTTCTAGCCTTATATCTACTGCTTTTATTGGCTTGGTCGCTGCCAGTAGTCCATTACTTCTTAACGCAGTCAAACCTTTAGTAAAACAAATCGTAAAAAAGCTCACAAAGAAGAAAGATAAAGTAGAATAATCATGGTTACTATTTGAAGTGGAAACCATTAGTAGATAAGTGTTATACCCGTAGGCTTATCTACTTCAATTTATGAGTATGTGGTAATACCTGATTAGCCTTTGGTACTAGATAAATATCTTTACAAACATCGAAAAAAGGGCTGGACTTAGCAATCATAATACCTTCTTGTTTCAATTTTCCACATTCACGGATTCTTGCGATCTGCCAATCTAATCGTTTATTCTCCAGTACTTGTTTTTGTATATTAATCTGTGTATCTGCTGCACTCTTACATTGATTTTGTAATCCTCTATCTAATGGAATACTGAAAGATGCAGAGATACCAAAGTTGGCAGCGTAACTATCTTTATTCGTGCCAGAATAATTTTGTTGGTAGTAGAGAATATTCCCTGGGTTATCTGGTACTCCATCATCATTAGCATCGGTTGGATCGTAGACAGGAGTTTCGTAAAAATCCCGATAAGGTTTTTGATAGTTCGCTCCAAAGGTTGAGAACGGACTAATTGTTAATGTTGGCCCTTGGCAAACTATATTTCCACCATATTGATTAGTAGTCATATTTCCTGTCAGAGATTGTATAGCCATATTCGTAACAGAACCATTATTTGACTGACTTACTGCATTAGCTAAGACCTGTGCAGGAGATAGCAGTATTACTGAGAGAAGACTGAGGTACTTGTGACTACTGAAGTTGATTCTATATTTCTTTGAATTACTGTTACGTTTGAAACCCCCCCAGGGCCACGATAGGTTTCTGTATATTGAAATGCGTTGCCAGAACTGGGACTTGCTAGGTTGAATACTGGTTTGTTTCCGTTTGATAAATCTAAACCTGTCCATGTATAGTTCTGTCCATTTACTGTCCCATCAACATTCGTTGTATTTGGAGCGACTGATCCATCGGTTGTGACTCCCAATCCAGTAACAGAATACTCATAAGAATTACCATGATAATCTGTAGAAGTGATAGTCTCATTGATTGAAGTGGTTGTATTTGTGGTGCTGCTGAGTGTTCCCGTAGTGAAATTTGGAACAACTGGCTGTGATTTAACAGGTACAACATATAGCAAAAGCAACAATAAGAGTTTTTTCATAGATCATCTTATAGTTAGCTCCGTTACAAACTGTCCTGTAACTGTAGAACCACCACCACCTTCATGTAATCCTGTTATTCCATGACCAGATGTAATAGCCCCTGCAAAGCCATCACCAGTTCCATTAGCTGTAGAAATCACGCTACCAAAATTAGGAACTGTTCCAGCCGTGATATTTGAATTGCTACTTGGAATAGTATCAGCAGCAGTATAAGATTCTGACAAAGACCATGTATCTGCACAGGCTGCTGGTGTAGCTCCACAACCATTTATAGAATAATTTCCAGCATTTAAAGTGACAGCATTATTGCTGACAGTAAGTCCTCCGATTTGATCATTAGTATTACTTGTCCCGATATTGCTTCCAGAAGCACTATATGACGCACCAATTCTTGTACCTTGGGTCATGGCAGCATCAACTTTTACGCTAACGCTTGATGTAAATTTACTTGTTATATCAGCATAAGCTGGTGCTGACAGTAACAACAAAAATGGAAGAAGTTTTTTCATTTTTTTGGATCGACTTTGATTACTTCGGGTTTGGTTGTAATTAGCTCTATTGGCTGTTTTATTATGATAGTACTAACACCTCCACTGGAGTTACTGATAGTACCATTTTCACCCTCTTTCTTTTTCTTTTTTGCTCCTTGTGCAGCATTAACACTAATACCAAGTCCTCCCAAAATTGACCCCAAAAGACCAGCCGCAAAAGTGCTATCAACACGAGGTTGATCTGGAATTTCTACTCCAAAAAGTTTACTTGGTAATTTAATATATCCAAGAGACAAAACTAACAAGCACCAAAGTAAAATAAATCCTTGGGCAAAAGTAGAAATTAAAAAAGTAATCTTTTCTTGATAATCTGGCTTTTCATCCTCTGTTTGCACTTTTTCGGCTATTTTATCTGCCATAATCCGCTTTTATTTACAATAATAGAGATAATTATGGATTATAGCAATGCCAGAGGTACAAGCCGCATTAATAGGAGCCGCAGTTACAGCACTAGCCATGACTTTATCTAATATGAGTAATAGAAGAGAAAAAACTATTATTGATATTTACAACAGATTAAATAGCTTGAGTCAGGCAGTAAGTCGTTTAGAAGGCAAGATTCAATAATGTTTGGTATGTTTGGACAAGAACACAAAAAACAATGTCAAAATTTCTAATAAATCTTTTCATCAAGTTTGGCAAAAGTGAATCTTTACGCAAAGCGGCATTATCGCTTTTAAAAGATTTGGCGGCTAAATCAGATAATGATGTAGACGATGCCATAGTCAAGATGATTGAAGAAAAATTATTTCCTGTCAAATGACGAAGGATAAATTTCTAAATATAGATATTGAACCAGCACCTCCAGAACTTCAGCTTTCAGTTGAAATGAGGTGTAGGGAAATTATGAAAAGTGATGATTACGATAACATCAAAAGATATTGCACTCATTTAGTAAGGCATCAAATGAAGCAAGATGTTTTTCTTGCTAGTATTTTAGGTCGCTTGGTAGAACTTGAAGCGATGATAACGGTGCAAGAAATGAAAGACATTAAGAAAGTAAGGCATAAAAAATATAAAAAAAAGAAAACTTTATCAGATAGATTTAAGATTATGTTGAGCGTGTTCAGATAACCTTCCATCTTCCCAAAACACTTTGTAGTAATATCTTGAAACTCCTAGTTTATTTTTTCTGGTAAAAGCTTCTTTTATCGTTCCGGTATATTGTTTATATTTGCCAGCAGTTTGGCTGATCGTATGATTCCTCTTGACAGATTGGTTAAGTTGAAATTTTTGTCCTACTAGCATTTTAATCATGTGAGTCTTTAAATTGTTTTAATTCTTTAGCAGTAAAATCTTTTATTTGTAATTTTGGGATCTTATTAATTTCATAGTTATGCTTAACAATAGCAGTCCTTATATGATCGTTTATCCAATTCCCATCGTAAACGGTTAGGTCTGCTCTTGAATCACTAGTAATATAAACTCTATGTTCTACTCCTCGAAGCTCTACATCTAGCAATAATCTCACTAAGTTTTTTCTTCTGTTGTCCTGCAAAAATTTTAATTTTTCCCCAGAAGGTTTTTCTTCTCGTTTCATTTTCTAATTCACTTAATCGTTTCTTTATAGCATCATATCTAACACAATATTCTTTCTTATTTAAATTATTAAACCAGAATTGGTTTTGTAGCTCTGCAAGCTGGTGGTAATAGTTTTTGATTAGGTCTTTATTTTTCATGTTTCAATATTTACTATATGTGCTGCTTGTTGAATTAATGATTCTCTAATTCTGCTATTCCAAGTCGCAGAAGATGGAAAACCTTCTTTTCTGTAGGACATTTCAATATATTTCATAGCACATAAAACTTCTTTGAAGTCATCCGTAGATAAAGCAAAAGCTACTACAGGTATAGTTTGTCTATTAATGGAAATATTTAAAATATCTGATAATTCTTTATCTTGTTCACAGATTAAAGATTTTAATGTAAGACCAAACTTTTCAATATCTAATTCTCCATTAGGTTTTCGTTCTGGTAATAGGCTAGATGCACCTTTTATGGTTTTAATTCTTTCTTCAAAAAGATTAGATTCTAATTCTTTCATTTTTGCTCCATAGTTTGATTAAAAGTTTTAATTCAGCAATTCGTTTTTTCGCTGCGGTAATCTTTTCGGCTGTTGTCATAAATAAAAAGGGGTCTTACATAAAATCCGCAAGTTAATTAAAAAAGACTTTAATGCCCCTATAACTTAGGCTGGTATTGCTTCAAAGTCTCTGCTTCTTACTGGTAACGTGAAATTGTCAACATTAATCTCAATAGATGCTCCAGCACTTCCATCCCTTCTCTCAAAGGTTTTTAACTTGCCACGACCAACAACAGTAATTTGATTTCCTTTCTTTACATAGTTTGCAATCACATCCCCACGATTGCCCCATACAGAAC